TACGATACTTGTAGTCCATTTCTGACAGTGGCTATTGAGTTATATGTATCAAGCAACCCTAATTGAATCGTGTTTGTAGAGGGAGTCGCTTGGATAAGATAGCCAGCCGAACCGTTAGCTGCGAATATTCCATTCGTAGTAGTATCAAGCGACTGATTTATCACCATACCTGTCTGTATGATTGACTGTCCTGTACCTGAGAAGAAACCTGAACCATTGGCATCTATTTTAGCAAGAACATTAGCGGATGAATCTTGAATTTGTAAATTATCCGCTGTTTGTGCTGCTGCACCTTTAATTGTTTGTGTTACTACGGATGCTGCACCAGATTGTAATGATAAATTTACTGCGGATGTATAAGTAAATAATGATGAATTAGTTAATCTTCCATTGGTTGTGACATATGGAATTCTACCGGCAGTAAGACCAACATCATCAAGAACAATAGCTTTTCTTGCTGTACCTGTTGTTATGGTTGCGTAGTAGTTATCAGTCGTAAACTCTACCGCTCCAGCTTCGGCATTGGTCATGCTCGTTCCAGAGGTGAACTTCAACGGGGCAGTTGAGGCAGTAGTCGTTCCAGCCTTCAAATGCAATACGGCTGTGGGGGAGGTAACTCCAATACCAACATTACCCCCAAAGTAACTTGTTCCACCTGCTACATAGATAGGAAAATTTAAGCTGGTACCAACGGTTGGTGTATTGATAAAAAGCCCATAATTATTAGTAATAGAACCGGTTGGTGTATAAGCATTTGGAATATAAAGAGCATAAGCATTCGTGGTAATCCCTGCTCCAAGATTCTGGACAGTTGGAACCATGGCATACGCATTGGCCACTGTTCCCGTTCCACTATTATCTGCCTTCATATACATTCCTACAAGACCACCAGAACCCCAGGACCCTGTCATGTTAAATGTCCCAGTTTTTGTAGCTTGTATACTTGCACCCCATAAGAATGTAGATGTATCGGCCGTTGGGTTTATTTCCGTTACACTCCTTATGCCATAGTTAGGAATACTTCCATCTGTATAATATGCGTTTACATAAAGTTTAGCAGTTGGTGTTGTAGTACCAATACCAACATTTCCATTATTTAATACTGTCAGTCTTTCCGTTCCACCAGTAGTCGTGCCGTTTGCTGCCGTAACAAAATGCAAACCAGTTGCCGCATAATTTGACCCCCCTGGCGTTCCACCAAAATAAACATCATTGGCATCAGTCCCAGTAACATCACCTGAAAACATCATTACATTTGTTGCCCCTGCATCATAGGCTGGCATAGATATTCTTGCCAATTTTCTAACACTTGCTGTCAGAGTAGAAGCATTCACATCAGCCCCCAACTTCAAAGAACCTAGACCACTACCCGACTGAATGAAAGCTCCAGCAATTGACCCAGTTCCACCAACAACGTGTAATGGTGATGTTGGAGTTATTGTTCCTATTCCCACATTACCAGCACTATCTATTCTCATCCTCTCTGTTAATGAACCACCACTAGGAAGTGTTGAAATAGTAAAATCTCCAAAACCACCAGAGCCTTTTCTAATCGCTCCGATTCTTGAAGTAACAGCAGATGAATCAGTAGACCCCACGAAATCAATACCCACACCATCATTAGTTGTAACAGAATTTGATTTTAACAATAATATAGGGTTTATTCCAGCAACAACCGTTGGAGTAATAACGCTTAATTTTGTGGTGTTTAATATTCCAGCTAAAGTTCCATCAGTTCCAGCAGATAAGGTTGGAGTTCCGTCAGTACCTATTGTAAATTTTGTAGTATTATTAGTTCTTAATTGTAATGGATGATTTGTTACGCTTCCACTAAATGCCGCACCAGTACTAGAAGTTCCAATAATAAATTCTATGTCGTTTGTGACATCACGCCCCATAAAATAAGCCGCACCGTCACCCTGAACAGATATTGCTTTTCCTTTCAGTAAATCAGTTGTAAGAACAGCACTATTTTCTGGTGTAATCCCAGCTTCGGCAACAAGTAGGCGATATGGGAAAGGAGAAGACGCTCCAATAGTTATATTCCCCGTAAACGGCTGATTAGTTCCGTCTAGTTTGGCGTAGGAGGCGAGAGCCGATGTCCTTGCGATTGTGGAGTCTATTGAGTGGGTGTGTGAAGTGGTTGATACGGCATCCGTTGAGGTCGAGGTAAGAGCTGACGGAGTACCCATTGTTACTGTTCCTGTCCCTGTAATAGTCGTAAAGTTCATTCCATTACCAGAGGCAACGGAAGTTATGTATGTAGAAGAATCCAAAGAACCATCTGCCTTCACAAACTGCGCTGATGTGCCTGATATTGAAGTAGACCACGCTGAACCTGTTGAGACTGCGATACCAGCACCAGGGTAAACCATACTTGCAGCAGAAGCAGCCCATTTTATTCCTGTTGTCTGCGTTGAATCGGCAGTCAGAACATAGGTATCTGTTCCAATAGGAAGTCTGGTATTCGCAGTTGAATATGTATATAAATCACCCTTTGTTGTAAGAGGGGATGTGGAACCTGCTGGTGGTGGGTTATATACGCTCATAGGTGTGGATAAGTATTACTTGATTAATTAAATGTTTTGTGGTAGCGTTTAGTTATGATTGAACTAATTAAATGGGCAGGAGTTACTCTACTATTTACTGTAGGACTCTTTACCTGTGCCTTTTTTAGTATTCCTGGAATAATTATATTTCTGTTCATATATTTTATGGCGCAGCGTGGTAAGTAGTACTACCAGCATTGGGGCTCGTAAGTTGACTTCCTACATACTTATCGTACATGCTTCCTATAACCTGTTTTGCCATTGGCTTAATTCCGTCCTCGTATATCAGATAGTCAGCAAATGGATGTTTAGAAAGGAACTGGAAGGCGGCTTTTATTTTTCCAGGACCAATATTATTTTCAGTTAATATCTTCGGCCCTAGTTCATTTAATGCCTTCTGGATGATTGGTTGTTCACTGGCGTCTGCTGTTTTGAGTACATTTTTAAGGATGTTAGCTTTGTCCCCTGAAGTTAAATCAGATACCGCCTCTTCTGGCCCTAAGTCTGAAGCAATAATGTTTTTAATAGCAGGACTACCAAGTGCGGTACCAGTTTCGGATGCCCCAAGAACACTATCAAGAAGTCCCATACCACCACCCGCCGCTGCCGCTGTTGATGCCATACCCATAAACTTACCTATACCCTGTGTTGTATTGGTTGGTGTTTCTAATTGTGTAAGTTTATCTTGGCCTCCAACTAAATTAGCTAAATCATTAGTAGATTCGGGGGCAGTAAAACCTTTTCCATTTACTGCGTTTATGACCCTACCTGCACTATTTCTAAGTAGCCAATCCCCAAACCCTGAAGCATAGTCAATTGTTTGAAGTAGTCCACGACCTCCACCTACACCTAAGTCTCCAAGGGTTTGTGAACCAAATAACTTGGGGGCATCTGGTTGACTTGTTGGTTGATTACCAACGGAAGATGGACTCATCTGTGAGGATGATTGTTTAAGACTATCAAGGTATCCCTGTACTTCTTGTTGACCAGCTCCCTGTTTTTCCATAGCCTCAATGTTAGCAGTTAATTGGTTGTGGGAAAGTTGTCCCTTCGTGGACTGAGTGCGTTGTGTTGACTGGCCCGAATATCCTTCACGCTTTGACATATTTTGTATAAGCATATTTTTCTCTTCTGGAGTAAGTTGTGAGACTGTTTTGTTAGCAATCTGTGGTGCAATATCCCCACCATATCCACCACCACTCCATGTTTTCATGGCCTTATCTACTGTTGAGTCTCGGTATATTGGATTGTCTAATAAAGTAGATGTGGCTTGAGTACCTAGTTGTGGAGACGAAAACTTTAGAAAGTGTCCACCATCTGCCGCTGGATTTGGGTCTACAGAAATATTTGGGTCATTATACCTTTGGCGAGCTACCTCTAAACCGCCCGAAGGTACTTTGATGTTAGTTGGATTGTTATTTGTATCAGCTCTTGACATATTAATAAGGTAAATTATAGCTTCTGCCTGACTGTGAGGTATATGAGTTTCCTCCAGATGAAGTATTTGATTGAGTATTAGGTGAACCCCCTTGTGATATAGAGTACTCCGACTGAACCTTCTGCTGTGCCTGTGATTTAAGTGCGTCTAGGAAGTCACTAACCGTTGTAGCTTGCGAGTTCTGCAGTAAGTTATTAACAGTCTGGTCACCCAGTATGGCAGAATATTCATTTACGATATTGGCAAATCGGTTCTGTAATTGTGCGGCAGGACCAGACAAGTTGGCACTAGCAAAGGTCGCAGCCGAATTAAGTACTGGAAGAGTGCTTTGATTTAGGCCACTACTCTGTAGTAGGTTATTAAAGTCTTGTTGATAGCCAGACTTGCCATCTGTACCCAAGACTGTTGCAAGATGTCGATTGTGTGTCGTGTAATCTCCACCCATTGTTGACATGCTGTCTGCTGCACCTTTGGCTGCCGGACCTGTTAATCCCCCAATACCACCAGTAGCATTTGGGTTACCAAACTGGTAATAAGTCTGACCATATGCACCAAGCTGAGGAGAAACTCCAGGAATACCAGCAACATTTTGTGCTGCGCCCAGTTGAGCTTCCTGCTGTGTCTGTGCCATATTTCCAGCGTTTTGACCAGCACTTATTTGCTGATTCTGTCCAGCTAGAGCATTGGTAACGTTCTGTCCTAGTGCCTGTTGTTCTCCAGATAGAACCTGACCAAGTTGAGCACCACGTCCTACAGAAACCTCATTTGCCACGTTTGGGTTATTGGCCACATTTGCCAGTGTGATAGGACTTGCTTGTGCAAATTGGTTGTATTGATTTTTGGCGTTCATAACATCTGGGGTCTGGTTTTGTGCGATTCCTTGTAGTCCTTGTTGAGCCGTGTTTACTTGTGGGTTACCTTGGCCAGCAGCATAATCTGATTGGATTTGTATTGACCTCTTGTATGGGTCTGTACTGTAAATTAATCCCTGCGTATCAGTATTTGCTGGTGGTATGACCGATGATGAACCTGATGAACCCCCCGTTGTTGTAGTATCTAACTGAGAACTACCAGTTGAAGAACTGGCACCTGTAGTCGTAACTGGTTTTGTAGTATCGAATCCGCTTGTTTCTGTAGTGTTACCCTTACCACCAAAGTCATTTAGAAGGCCCGTCTGTGGATTAATTTTACTCTGCAAATTGGGTGTATTGTAGTTAACTGTACCAATTGGGTCGGTAAGCATATGCCCAACAGCACCAACCTGTTTTACCACCTGTCCTGGAAAATTCCAGATAGCCGAACCTAGTTGGCTTAGGGGACTAGGACTTTGGCCAGCGGAAGCAGACCTACCACCGTTCTGTATATTCTGAATTGCTGCCATAGCTGGCGTGGTTGTGTTGGTGGATGTACTAGTAGACCCGAAACTTGGAAGTTTGTTACTCCCAGGTTTTATATAGTTTGTGAATGGAGATGATGATGTTGCAGTTGCCATGTTGATAATTTTAATTAATAATTTATTGTGCAAATATGAATAAGTTAGGATTTACAGGATTCGGCTCATCCTCTAAGTCTACGTTTACTGACTTAGTTCCCGCATAATCTTTCAAAAGTTCCATGCGTTCTTGATAAAGCGCTGACATTTCTTTGAACTTTTCTCCGTCCTTTACTATAGTACCGAAGTATGTTTTAAGTGCTCCATATACAATCATATCGTGGAAATCCTCACTAAGAAGTGGCATTTGACCTATGGTGTAGGTAGTAGAAGCCGTGATGTTTGGTGCGCTTATAATAGGCAAAACAAGCGTTAGGGAGGTATCTGAGTTGAACTTCTGGATTTGATACCAAATTCCATCACCGTTTGGTGGGTCTATTCTAAGATAGAGATTATAGAAAGTGACATCGACTCCTGTTGGGTATTTGCCTGTGGCAGACCATGATGTTGTTGTACCAGTTATCGCAGTTGAGCCAATAGTTGCTCCCGTTATATTTCCAGTAGAATAATCAGCGAAAGTTAAGTCTGCTACACGTGTTTTGTAGTTAAATGTTATAACGTTGCCCGTTGTGGAAGGAATTGGAAAAATTCCCAATGTTCCGTTGTATAGGAAACAGTAGTTTGGTATATCCGAGTTATAAGGTAGGAAGTTAATTGTGTCCCATTCCTGGCGTGATTGTACAAACTTCGGCTGGAATTTAAGCTGACCTACATTTACTGTATCGTTTTTAATCTTGGAGATGTTCGCTGGTATTGGATAGTCTTGAATACCTAGAGCACTGATGGCTGTAGTTACATTTCCAGTTAGGGGAACTGTCCAGCTTATTGCGGCGGAGTTTAATGTAAAGGTAACTAAACGTTGTTCAGAATCAGAGAAATTCACATACTGCTGACAGGTTAAATATGTCCAGTTAGAAGAAAGTGTAGCCGTTGTAGCACCTGCTAATATTGGTGCTGTGGTAGTTAAATTACGACTTCCAACCGTAGAGGTGGTTACAGTCCTTTCATTATCGAAATACTTCTGTATAAGATAGCGATGTTGGTCATTTATCAACTGACCCAAAAGAGCCAAGTTCGCTGTTGCGTTGTTGTTTGTGAGACTTCCTCCTAAATTTGTCAGTGTTGTGTATGTTTTCATTTTATTAAATAACTACGATATTAACTATTATTTGCCACCCCGAATCTAAGTACGGAACTCTTAAAACTATCGAGGTATTGTTGTAATCAATAAGGGTTAAGCGGGCGTGTATGCCACTGTATTCAACATCCACCAGATTTCCTTCATCGGTTAGTGCGTGGACAGCACCGAGATTACTGGTAGAAAAGTAAGTGGAAGATTGTATAAAGGATTGAACTGGGCCGCCCTCCTTGACTGTGGAGTTTGTGTCGGGTTGGAAATAGTAACTCTGACCCAACTGTGCACTTCCCATAGTGTGAGCACGGACAGTGGTTGAAGCTGTATATAACGAATAGCTAATGTTTGGGTCTCCTGACCCAGATACCAGCGATAGCACACCCGAGTCTGGTGGTGAAACATTACCGTCTGTGTATAGAGAAACTCCACCAGTAATAGAACCTAAGACTGTATATAAGCCTCCGTTTATAGTATAGACTGAACCAATCACAGCATTGGGAACCCTAGAACTAGAACTGAATGTGATGATTGGGTCTCCTGCACCGCTTGATAAAGTTAATGTGCCACTAGCCGTTGGTGCCCCAGTCCCAGATGTGAGCAAGTCAGAAGAGGCATAGATTGTTTTTAACACTGTAAAGCTGTGTCCATTGTTTGTATAAACTGCACCCAATGAGGCACTTGCTGGGGTTGCTGTAAATCTATAACTGGCTGGTGGAGAAACCGTAAATACAAAACCAGCACTATCAATAACTATCCCGTAACAAAGTATTAGTGTTGGGTTAGGATTAGAGTTTGGAAATAGATTTAATATGTAATCACCAGTATGGCTAAAAGTTATACTTCCACTTCCACTCATTGGCTTAATTAAATTACCCTGAAATACTCTAGGGCTATTTATTCCATCGTGGTTGTGTCTTGTCGTTACAGGACTACCAGAGCTAGCGTTCTTAGTGATTTCGTCTTGAACTATCATACGAATTTGCTGCTCACTCATCTGACCGTCGGCAGAAGCGAACTTGTCAATAGTCCTTGTTCGTCCTGATTTGTCGTTTTGATTATATGATGGCATATTAGTTATAGGTCAAACGTATCTCTCTCAATGGGATGAAAGAGGAGCCCGATGAAGCACACTTCATAGTTACCTTAAATTGTACCCACTGTCCTTGAAATATATTAGCGGAGAAATATTCTGAAAGTTGTGCGGTTGAAGTCGTGCCGATTAGAGTATACGAGTCTGAAAGTGAAGTCCTCCCGTAAAGTTTTATAAAATCTCCTGTTGCCAAAGGTCTGTCCAGTTTGAACTCGATGTTGCCGAATGTTTTCTTATCGAGAATGGTTCCGATTGGTATTATATCAGTTTCTATCGTTGGTTCATAGTTTTGCCACAATGAAGTATCATTATAGTCAATACCTCCTATGTTTGAACCGTTGGACCAAGTGGAATAGTATGAATCATTACCACTTGCAGAAGGAGAGTTGTCAATCAGTAGACCTACTCCACTAGCACCTGACGCCGGTGTCAAGCCATAAGAGTTCTGATTTTCCATTACCAGTCCAGAGGCCGTCTCTCCTATCATTGATGGGCTGACTGTCAATGAAAATATGCCTGCTAAAATGTTTGTCCCTGTAGTAGTTTGCGCTAGAGCTTGGAAGAATAACCTTGAACGGTGCGACATAATGCCGCCCCACGTCCATACGGGGTCAATAATCCCCGCCATAAAATCTGATAGCTTGTAGAGAAGCTGTGCTGAATAACCATTTGAAATATAGATGTTTCCTTTCTGACCAGCTAGGATATAGACATTGTTTAACAGGTTCACTATCCTTGAGATTGGCTCTCCCACTGGGCTCGGTGAACTCGTAGATGCACCCAAATAATCCCACACATAAACATCTTTGCGTCCAGCTACCACTAAGCTGTTTTTAAGGTCAACCATATCCACTACTGTATCAGTAAACTGTTCTGGAATAGAAGTAACCCCCGCTGACAATGAATAAGAACCTGGTTGTCCTGGATTGAATGTTAGATTAGGAGACGTGGCTTCGGCTATACGTCCTATATACTGTCCATTACAGAAATATAGTGAACCATCAACTTTAGACACATATGGCCTGTAATCCGTTACTGTAGGATTAAGTAATTGAATCGAGACACCTGTCAAATTTTCTGTTATAGAGAAGTAAATCAGGGGAGACAGAAGATTAACTTCATAAGAACCGTTTGTAAAGTTTGCTGGCACAGTCTGACCATTCGCTAATACAATATTATAAAGTCCAGATGCTTCTTGCCAGATGCCATTACTAATTACCGTTCCAACTTGATTTGTATAGGACTCAAGAATCAATAGGACATTGCTTGTTGGACTTAGGAGGAAACTAGCATTGGTACTAGAGCCGAGTGGCAAATTCATACTTGGTGGTAAAACTGTAATTGTATTTGAACCCGAACCATCGTTAGTAAATATAACTGCTGCACCTCCTACAGATGTCGAGATGGTTAATGCCTCATTGGTAAGGTCAACACTTAACACATAGTAAGTTGTACCCACAACCAGCGGAGAGGGCAGTGCTCCTGTTGTTGTAAACGTAACTTGGTCATTAACACCGAAGTAGCTAGTTAGCGTGGCCGAGACATACACGTTATTAGGATGACTTCCATAATTAGTAGTCATACCTGAAGAACCTAGATTGGCGTTAGATACAACATTCCAGTTAGAAGAAACTACGCCAGCGTCCCCTGTTCCATTTCCGCAGAACTCTATCACCCCATCTCCGAATACTACTAGATAGTTATTCCAGTAGGCTAGACCCGCATTTCCGCTTCCAAATCTTCCCGAACCGCCGTCTAGTTGTGTAAAAGATGTTGAATTAACTGCTGTTTGTTTCCAGATAACTCCGTTGTAGTCTTGTATATAAATCAACCCAGCAGGTGAAACTGCTTGCTGTACAGGATTACCCATAACTGGTGGAGTGGCTGGTGCTGTGAAAATCCAACCCACATTGTTTGAGACATTTGTACTATGCGTTCCTGCGTACCAGTCCGAAGTTGAAGTCAGTGTGGCGGCACGTCTGCGATAGTTCACATAGGCCACTCCAGGATAGTACGATGTGTTAAATCCACGAATATTGGCAATACCCAGATACGGTGAAGCCGCTATTCCGTTCTGGAATCCGTCTATCACTATTGCATTGTCTTCTTCTGTGTAAGCCAAATTATTTCATTTCAGCCACCAACTCTTGAAAGTATGGGGACAATTTAGTTTCATCCTCTCTCCTTTTAGGATGATGAGCGTGGCATAATGTGATGCCATTGTTAATATTATAACGCAGTTCGGGATGTGATTTCCATCCAAGAATGTGGTGTGCTTCTATTCGACCTTTGCAGTCTGGGTTTGCTATCTTACACGTGAAATTATCACGTAGCCAAACTTCTTTTCTCCATGCCCCATAAGCGCTATCATTTCTTTCTTGCTTCGTTACTAATTTACTCCTATCTTTTATCCATCGTGGATGTTTGGTTCTATCTGCAATTCTATTCAAAAACGCTACACTCAATTTTTTCTTTGTTTCTTCGGTGAGGTGTTTTCCTCCCCATGTTTCTGCACCATTACTTGTAGCTTTGTTTGCACAACTCTGTCCGCAATATTTTCTATCCATACACTTGTAATCAGAGAAGGATATTCCACAACCAATACAAGTTACCTCTTGCTTAGAGTTTGGATTCTTGTTATGGGGTGTACATCCTTTTTTGAATGGCATGATTTTTATGATGTTACTTCTGAACACCTACAGTTCGGATGTAGGGGAACTGCCTTGGGGTGTCTTCTCAAAGCGTTTTGCTGACAAGCCTTACACTCTTTAGGACCACCAGCAGTTTTAATCTTGGCGTTTATTGCACGTGATTGTGGACTTTGAAATGATTGTTTAAGCATTATGGTGATGTTACGTTACTGTCTTGTAAAGAAAGATAATCACACGAAACATTACCTGAAGTTGTTTTATGTAGTCTCCATTGTGTCCCTGCTGAGGTGCTCTGTAATGTCATTAGATTACCTGCGGTACCATTAACTGTGAATGTCTGTAGGTTCTGTGTAGTAAGTGCGGTAAAGTTAATCGTATGAGGAGGTGTATCACACTTGAAATCGTTGAAGGTATTTGACCCTGTGATTATAAATGTACCAGTGCCAGCACCTGTAAGCCATAAATTGTTATATATTAATCCTGCACCTGCAAATGTTTTAGAAGATGAACTTGCGTCAGTTATCTTTATAGTTGAAGTACCCGCTGTAACTGTTCCACCACCAGACCAAACTGTTCCTGTTCCAGTAAGCGTTATCACGCTAGAACCGAGTGTTGCAATACCTGTGTTAGTAAATGAGGTACATGAGATAGCACTATTACTGGTAGTTAGAGTTCCTGCATTTGACACAGCTCCAGTACTTACTGCAAGAGCATTAGAGTTGAGTGTTCCGTTTGTTATCGTCAAAGAACCACTTGTTGTCAACGCATCTTGTAACGTCCATCCTCCAGATGCTCCATTAAAAACCAAATTAGACCCTAGTGTTTTCGTACCAGTAGTGAAGGTCTTACCTGAACTTGTAGACGTGAACGTAATTGGCCCCGTATAGCTTAGTGTCATTCCAGCATCTAGTGTTAGGTTACCGCCAACGCTCAATGCTCCTGAACCAGAGTATGTAAGTGCTGAAAATAATATGTTTCCAGTAACAGTCAGTCCAAAAGTTGATTGAGCTAGTGTCCCTGTGAAACCAGTAGTTGTCAGACTGGCTGCCGTAGCGTTAGCCCCTAAAGTAACCGTACCTCCTCCAGAAGCCCCATCTATGGCGACCGTCTGATTGGTTGGTGCGGTGACTCCTGCCGTGCCTCCAGATGTTTGACTCCAGTGTGTCGTTGTTGTGTCCCAAGTTCCTGTTCCTCCAACCCAATATCTTGTTCCGAGGTCTGGCTGAATTGAAAAGATTTGATAACAGTATGCCGTACTTGAATTAATATTTACTTGTTCAGAAACGCTTCCGGCAGGAGTTTTATTGGCGTTGTTATCGTATATTCCGACCCCGTGAGTATTAGCACCTCGCTGAGTGGCTCCTGTACCAGCAGTTTGCGTATCACCAGTAGCACAAGTAACAATAACTCTTGAATTGTTGTTTGAAGTTGTAAGAGTGGCGGTAAATGTGCTGTTGGTTGCATTGGCTACATTGTTCCCACTATTATCTATTCCAGCTACACCTGTATATGAGATAGAAACTCCTCCATCATTGTTAGATATGTTTCCACCGCAAAGAACTGTATTGGCACCTGTAGAAGGGTTCAATAAATAGAAAGTATTTAAGTATGCAGACGTTCCATTGAAAGCAACCTGGGACAGTCTTGTCATTGATACACTGTTATAGGTACAGGTTGTGCTTGTTATGGTTGACCTAAAAGACACAACTAGAATAAGATTAGACCCAGTACATGTGTGAGACCATGAGTTTGAGGAGCTATTTACTGTCGTTGTGTCTAATGCTATTGCCATATATTAGTTTACGATTGTCCAATCTGAAGAACTTGACGTTCCTGTTGCAATGTATACTTTTGCTGTGTCTGTTTTTATGTACACCTGTCCCAGTGCAGTAGGTGTTGAACTTGGTACTGATGTTCCTGAAGTTACGCCTGCGTTATCAACTAACAATCTATGAGTTGTTGGGTTTGCGTAGATTGGAATTGGTGTCTTTCCATCCGTGCTCGAAACTCCCAAAAGGGTAGGTACATTATTTTGGTCTCTTTGTGCTTGTGCCATTTTATTAATTGTTATCTATTAAAAGGTTTCCGTTGCTATCTGCGTAAACCACTACTGGGGTTACGCCGTCTGCACTACTTACTGCCATCAGCGTTGGTACATTGTTCTCATCTCTTAGAGCATTGGTTGGACCGTGGTCAGAACCAGTTGAGGCCATACTTCCCTTAAGACTGTTGTTGGTTGGGTTGGCTTTGACACGAATAATCGTCTGGCCGTTTGTATTGAGTCCGGCGATTAGTGTTGTTACCGAGTTCTGGTCACGTTCTGCATTACTCATATAAACTCTTGGATTGTTAAGTTACTTCCTGCACCTCCCGCTATTGCGTTTATTGCGCTAGTTACATAATCAAACTCGCTCATATCCCAGACTCCATTAGGAGTAAGAGTAACCCCTGACCCCAAAACCGCTGGATTTGACCCTATACCAAATGAAATGTTGTTAGCTGATGTATTTATCAGAACTAATCCTTTTCTGTTGGCATTGGATGCAACCGCCTGTGCAGAAGTTACTCCCACGGTTGCGAATGTAGGAGATGAAGCTGTTAGGGGAGTCTTTGTACTGACTACTCCTGAAACTGTTGCTGAACTGCCTATACCAGGGTTTTGTGACATGGATTATAATTTAGCTGCTAATTCTTTAATGTGTGCGTGCTTTACTTCTACCGCTTTCTCTAAATCTGCGACTGCTTGCTCTCTCTTTGAGACTTCATTCTCTCTTGCGATGACACTAGAAATTTGTCCATTGACTACTTCTATTGTTTTCTCAATCTCATCTGTCTTTACTTTAATTTGAGCATTTACTTCTATCAGGGAATCCTGAGACTTCTTAATCTCATCAACAAGTCCAGCTTTGATTCCTTCTAGTTTAGCGACTTCTGATGTAAGTTCCACCTTTCTTGACTCTGACGCTTCAATGAAAGATTTGAGCTCATCTAGTTTCAAGACACTCTGTTCAATTGTGTATTCTTGATTCTGTAGAGTCTTTTTGTTCTGGATGATTGATTGCTCTTGATTGCCGATTTGACCACGGTAGCTGTCTATCATGTTTTCTAATTCTCTTGCTGTTCCGATTGTATTAGTTGGTGATGTTTGCATGGTATTATGGTGCTATCTCTATTACTACAAATTTTGGTGACGTACCATCAACCGTAACGATTCCGTTATAAACTATCGGACCAAAATAATCTAACGAACCCCCGAGGCCATCGCTATCTCCGGTTCCGCCCTTCAAAACTCTGTGGTACACGGTTGAAGAAGCACCAGAACCCATCAATACGAAAAGGGGATTGGTTCCAACGTTTTGGATGCCCCATCCGATTCTTGCTTGATTGGCGGCGAGTGCTGTCCCTGCCGATGTAACAATAGATGGCGTATTTATATTCTGCGTGCTTGTTGCTATCATGATTGTCTTTTATTATTTCTTATAATTTCTCTTTCAAGTGTTTGCTCTCTATCTCTGAGACGTATTTTCTCCTCTATTATACCACGTTTCTCTGTTTCGATTTGAGCTAGTTGATTTTTAATATCTACTTCTCTGTACTCAACGTCAGATTCCTTTCGTCCTAGAGCATCCTGGCGTGTTTGGAAGGCTTTTAAGATGATTTGGGTCTGACTTTCTGTGTCTTTAAGGAGCTTTTCTGCCTCTTTATTGTAACTATCTACTTCTGCTAACTTTTTAGTTGTGTCCTTCTTCAAATCTGAGATTCGGGCTTCTTCAACTTTAAGGGTTTCAGAAGTAATTTGTAGACTTTTACTAAGAGTTTCAACAAACAACTCTTTGTCTTGCATTTTCTTTTCAAGATTCTGCAATTCCTTTTGTTTTTCATTTAATTTATCCCACTCTTTGTCGAGTGGAATCATTAAGCGTGTTCTTTCGGCTTGTAATGAACTTATTTCCGAAGTTAGAGTTGTCTTTTCTGTAATGAGCCTATCTATATCCGTCTTAACTCTCGCAAGTGACTCTGCTCTAAACTGTGCTAACTTAGTTTCTTCGCTTGAAGATGTTTCTCTAAGCAAATCTATCTTTTTAGCCAATTTAACTGCTTCGTCAATCTCGCCCTTTCTTTCAGTACCTTTCAGCGTCGTAATAGTTTGCTTATCTAACAGTTTCATATTATTCGATAGCTGCTGAAGCCTCTTGCATCAGTGATTCTTTACCCTTTAGAACACGTGTAACTGGCTTACCCTCCTCATCTTGTCTCATATTCTTCTCGTCAAATGACTTTGGAAGAACTTTTACCTTTGCCTGTGCAACTGGTAATGGCTCAAGACACTTTTGGATAAAAGGAGCTAGGTCACTATCTGTATAAAGAGCTGGGGTACCACCTGGTGTTAGGGTATTCATGCCTACGAACTTTGGTGTTTTATACCATTCAACTGTTGCTAATTCCTTAGCAAACTTCTTTCTAATGCTTTGAACCTCTTCAGGTGTGGCACTAGGGATAATCATTGGAGTAGTCTTCATGGCGGGGAACGTATATTCTATGTTCGCCCACTTTGCCTTAAAATCTTCGTTAGTGAAGTTAGTAAAGCGAAAAACTCCGTCGTATTCTGCTGGTAATGTACTAGTCATGTTATTTAGCCTTGTTCAGGCAATTGCGCTCTTTCGAGCATTTATAATGGGGCTTTAACTTGCCCGTCCCTATCCCCGTAAAGGGATAGAGCGAACAAACTAAAGAGCCAAGTAAATCACACCGTTTTGAGCTGACGTTAGAGTCTGAGCTGCAATACCGATTTGACCAACTGTTGTAAGAGTTGCAACACCTACTGTACCTGCTGTAGCTGCTGAACGACCTACTGGGTATCCTACGTTTGTAACTGTGTTGTCAACCAAAACTGACACAATTCCACGGGTCTGGATAAGACCATATTGCTGAACACCAGCTGCTGTAAGAGCACCTGAAGTACCATCGTAAGTTGGAGCTGTTGAAGCGGCCAATGGATACAATGAGACACCTACTGGAGCACCTGTAGCTGTTGTTGGGTTGATGATGACGTTCTTATAAGGATTCTGAACCAAAGAAATCTTTGATGTAGCATCCAAAGTTGTAACGATAGCATCCATCAAACTAACTACAAATGTACCTGCGTTTGCGGCGGCTGCATGTGAGTTAATGCGGAGATATTGACCAATTCCTGTACCTGCTGCGACAACTACGAAACCTCCAGCAAACTTGTTCTGGTTAAGAACTGTTGAGCCGTTAGTAACGAGAATCTGATTAAGACCTGCTGTAGCTGGGTAAGCAGCTGGGACTGTCATAGCCAACTTTTCATGAGCTGTGACTTCTGCCTCTGATTGAACGAGAACACCTGCTGCTAGAGCAACTGCACCATTCTGCACTAGAGTAACTTCACGACCATCTGCAAGGTCAAATCTTTGACCAACGTAAGATGAGAATGATGGGTCAACATATCCTGTTCCTGTAGAAACTGAAGTAGCTTGGCTAAACAAGTTTAGTGGGGCTACTGCGCTTCTTTGTGAAATTCTTGACATATTATTTTTTTAACATAAATTAATAACTCTAATAATACTAACTACGCCTTTCGTAATGGACGACCATAAGTTGGTGTATTCTTATGGCACGGTTTGCACAATGTACGTCCATTATCTATTGCAAACCTTAATTCAGGATAATCAGAAAACTTTTTTATGTGGTCTGCTTCAAGTTTTCCACCTCGCTTGAAACAAATCTGACAAGTGTAATCATCTCTAGCAAAGACACATTCTCGCCAGAGAGAGTATTTAAGGGAGCCTCTGATTACTAAGTTAATTTTATTAACTCCTCCTTTCCAGAAATGAGACTTTTCTCCCTTCCTTGATTCGCTCATCTTCATACGTGTTTCTAAAGACCTTCTCTTTCCATACAGCGGGTGTTTTTCACCTTTTAGCGACTCACTAATCTTTTTCTTAGTTTCTTCGCTTCTGGGTACACCCAACTTTTTAGAACGAATTTTATCCTTAGCTTCTTGCGTATGAAGATGAGACTTATTTGGATGGGGTTTTCCCAAATGGGCTAATCTCATTTTTTCCCTTGTCTGTTCAGAGAACGGTTTCCTTTCCTTTCCTAAATGTGAAAGAGCTATTCTATGCTTGTGTTCACTGGATAATGTTTTATTAGTCATACATCCAGTATATCACAAACTGACTAAATCATCACGCCTTTGTAGGATAAACTGTGAAGTAGTAAGGCACGCCTCCTATATCAATAGTTATATCTTTTTGAGTACCTGACAATGCTGTAGCGGCACTATTCTTAAGGTTTTTAAGAGTAACACCGTTTGTTCCTGTACCTAGACCTGCGATAACACCTGCTGACGCTACGCTAACTGCTGCTGGCAAGATGACTGCGCCTGTGGATGTACCGGCCAAAGTAATTGTTCCTGAACCTGCTGCATCAATAGTGAGGGGAGAGTTAGTACCTGAAGTAATAACCTTTACACCCGCACCGTTTCCTGCTGCCAATCCTTTAACATTTACACCATCAGCCTGTGAAGCTGTTGACGAATCAACATTGAACGCTGGGTTAGTAAGTCCGTTAAGACCGACTGCCAATGCTTGAGCTGAGCTCGAAGTAATGGTACCCAATGCTGTCAATGATGAACCGTTAATCGTTGTTCCTGCTGGAAGAGCAACGGTTGGGGCACCACTAAAGTCCACAGCTTGCTTTGTGTTCAAGCCGTCGGTCTCTATGTTTGGTGTGTTTTGTTCAATATATATCATTGAATTTTAGTTAAGCTAATAAAGTAAGACATTTAATAGCTTAAACTCCTGTAACGCCTGTCAAAACACCGTTACGGAATGGGTTTGTACATAGGAGCTGACCACCAAGAATCATGAAGCCGTTGATTGCTCCCTGATTGTAAGCACGAATCCAACCTGTCCATGTAAATGCATTACCTGGGGCGTATGAAGAATCTTCATAGACGTTACCCTCGATGTGCTTTGCACCTGGACTAACCTTGGAACCTTCCCACCAGTTGAGACCATAGAAGTGGAGGTAATTCTCATTCAACATGTAGAAGTTACCTGTTGTGATTTTCTTATCACGGAAGACTTTCATACCATCCCAGTACAAATCTGCATAACCTGAAGCTGACGCATGGTCATTCTTAAGGTCTGTTTGTGTCATTGTGTTTCTCTGGAAAGGAGTGAGGAGCTGTTCGAAGTATGCCCATGTCGTATAATCCGTAAGGATTGTATCTGGACGAATTGGACCATCAGAGATGGCGTTCCAAAGCTGACGGACTTTCAAGAGTGAAATTGTTCCACCTGAAGCTGTTACTGTGGCGTTTAGACCAGAGTAAGTAGCACGTGAAAGACCTCCGTAACTAGCAGCTACCGAGCCGTTATCTACGATGTTGGCGAGACCTGCTGGAGCTTTACCTCCGAAGCCTGAACCATCACCCTGGAAGAAGTTACCGACATCATCTGCCATATCCTGTGCACGAGACTCCATCATGACTGTCATGAGGTTAAGAGTTTGCATCTGAGTCTTGTTGACTGACAAATCTGAACCAGCAAGAGCAACGTTTGTTGCTACGAATGTTGGGTAGAATGTCATGTTAACTGAGACTGGCTGTTGTGTAATAGGGAGCAAATCGAATCCATTGAAGGCGATTGAAGCTACACCTTTCTGGTACTTAATAGGGAAGAGCATTTGTGAGCCATTCCACTTCTTTGTCTTGGCAAGAATCCTGCCGAAGAAGAAGTTATCCAATTTGTTACTACCTCAATTGAGGCGGAGTAGGTTCTTCTTAAAAGTGTCTTTACACTTGACCCACTCTCACTATGTTCCCATAGTGTTCAGACTATTGCATCACCTTTCGGTGTTCTCTCGCTTAGTCGTTGTTCGTGAACCTTGTTAGGTTCTTCGAAGGCGTTGTCCACTTATTTCAGTTGGGAGTTTCGCCGTATATCAGAGAGAATTTATAATTGCGCAATAACTTCTACGCAATACCTGGTCTACCCCATTTTTCACCAGGTTAACCTGCACGGGTAGTTTAGTTTATCCTTTTTTAGAATTGCATGAACGGCATAATGGTTGGATATTTCCAATATCATTATTGCCTCCATTTTTTACAGATATAATATGGTCTTTAGTTAACTTGATTTCAGGTTCCTGTTTGTGACATAAATTACATTCGTAATTAAATGCCGCTTTTAGATGTTCCCACTGTTGTCGTGTGTGAGAACCACCATTTTTCTTTATTCTATCCATTCGTGTCTTATATAACCTACGGTTTCTTTCATTTTCTTCGTAGGTTGGTGCGATATAGTTTGGATTTTGTTTCTTATAGAAAGAGATAACCCTATCCCTTATCTTATTAAGAACTTCTTGTGAATAAACACCAGTTTTACCTTTATTCCAGGGAATCTTTCCTATCATTGATTTACTGATATTAAGTTTTCCCTGTTCACTTCTAGGTTTCCTCATTTTAGCTAAAGTTTCAGGACTATGTTTGTGTCCCATAAGAGCTTTAGATATTTTATCTTTTTGCTCTTGGGTTCTTTTCTGTCCCCTTAATTTATTAGCTATTTGAAGATACTTCTCCTTAGAGTGGTGTGAGTTTGCCATTTACCTATTATAACTGTTTTCAAAGAACAATGCAATAACTTGCGAGATAAACTAATGTGTGTTAAAATGCAGGTGCGAGATACTGGTTTGTTGTCGTTGTGACGTTTACGTTTGGTTGCATATTGATAATTTATAATAATGTTTCTAATAATTTTATAGACCGTAGTCCTTTTCCCATCCTCTGAATCCTGGAGTTATTTGTTGGGCAGTGTTACCTCCATTCTGTGCTGAACGCTGCATTGAGCGAGAAGCAACTTCCTTGTTTCGGCTGTTATCTGGAATATCTGACTTCTGCTGACTTTGATAGATTTCAAAGGCTGAAGCGAAGTCTGCGTAGTCCTTGATTGAGCCATCTTCGTCCTTAGGGGATAGTGCTTCTACTAATCCCAAGAACTCTCTACGTGCTTTTTCTGCGGCCTTGGTGTCAGAGGTCAAATCTACGTTGTATTGGTCTTCGAGGGCTTCCAATTCGGAATCAATTAATGACTCGTACTGTTTGGTTTCCTCGTTAAAACCTTGTTCACGTGAGCTTATCTCCTCTAGAGCTTTTGCCTTAGCAGATTCCTCTGTCTCCTTAAGAATATCTGTGAAGTGTTTAGCGACCTTTATTGCTTCTGGCGTTGTGCCGAAGATGTCTATAAGACGGGGGTCTGCTTCTCCACTGACTTCTTTCTTTACTTTGTCAAATTCGGCTAGAACTTTAAGTCTTTCGTTGAGGGCGATATTACTCCCCCTCTCACGCTGTAGCTGTTCTTCTAACCTACGGTGTCTGCGATTCTTACGTCCTTCTGATTCGGTTTCATCTTGTTCAGACTTTACCTCCTCAACTTTCTTTTCTCCTTGTTCAGGAGCTTTTTCATCAAAGACATTCTGTAACTGCTTGTCTTGGGAGGGAAGACCCTCAAAAAACTTCTCTACCTCACTTGGATTTTTATCCATATATTTGCGCTCCTTTCGGAGAATAGTTAACTAACTTTATTAATTTCACCCTTTCCAGGGACTCTTTCCTCTGTTGAATAGTTTTGAAGATATTCAATAGCGGATTGGAGAATCTGTATGCTATCTTTCAGATTACCCAGTCCGATATTGCAATTGTTACATAGTAGACCCCTGACTTTTCCCGTCTTGTGGTCGTGGTCAACACACAACACCTTACCCATCTGTTTAACTTTACAGATAGCGCATAGATTTTCCTGTTGTTCAATCTTAGATAGGTAATCTTCCTGCGATAGGCCATATGTGGACTCTACTGAATTGATTCTCTTTTGTAACTTATACTTTCTTCGCATCTTTCTATTTGCTGGTTCATTTTCTGCTGTGTAAATCCATGTTTTGTTCATGTAACACAGTTTACAACACCAGTAATACCCATCTGGATATTTTTCTAATGCTGACGGTGATGTTAATTTCTTAAAATCTCCTATAGGAAGATACAAGTTACATTCGGGACAATGCTTCTTATTATTCTCAATGTTCATATTATTTTGATTAGGTTACTAATCGCCAAGCTTTTAAGGGATATGCTTTACAACCCATCAAACTAACTCATCAAACGCTTCAACTTTGCTAAAGGACTCTCACCTTTAACATCAGTCAACTGGCCACGAAGCCTTCTCTGTCTATCTTGAACAGTCGATTGCTTTTTACCCATTTTCTTTTTAATAGCACGTGCTGGTGCGCTGTCGTGCTTGTATACATTCTCTGGGTCGTGTTTTGGGTCTGGGTGTGACATATTATTTCTTCTTAGATTTTAATGCTCTCTCTCTAGCATTCTCACCACTCTCATAATGTCTCTGTATAACGCTTTCTGCCTTATCTGAATCTTTGTTATTGGAGTAGGCACTGTTTTCTATTCTCGATAACTTTCGGCCTGCTTTCTTAAAAGACTTTGGTATCTTTCTAATACCTGATTTGAGGGCTTGTTGTCCTCTTTCTGCTTTTTCGTAGTATTCCATTTTTATTTACAGTTACATTTACCTTTCTTACAGTCACTACATACTCCTTTCTTTCCAGCTAAAGCCTTCGACTTGGCTAGCTTGACTGCTCTGTCTGCTATACGGTCTTCCTTTGAACCCTCTTTATATCCGAGTTTCTTATCAAGGGCTTCATCTAGTTTTGAGTTCTCGTATGACATATTAGTGTTTATATATATTACCTGTAATGTGTGACTTGCCCTCTCCGACCTTTGCTATTTTGTTCTTAAGTGCCTCTTTCCTTGCGTAAGCCTTATGTACTAAATCGTTCTTAGCCTTGTAACTATCTGCAAATGGGTTTTTCTTCTTAGGTTTGATGTCTTTCATGTTATTTACATTTTACTGTTTTTAATAGCATTTTCTCTACTATTTGGAGTCCAATTTTTTAATGTTCCGCCATGTTTATCAAATCTGTAATGTCTGGCACGTGATTGATGTATCTTAGCCTCAGGATATTTTTTAGCTAATTCATTTCTTTTGTGTGCGCTGTCACCCATCCAATGCCGACCAAACGTCTCCATACGCACCACATGCTTACGTTCGTTTTCTTGTTTGTGTTTTAAGTCCGACATGTTATTTTTTAGTTTTATTAATAGGTTTCTCTTCTTTTTTCTCTGGCTTCTCACTTGCTAACTTAAGTTTCAATGCGTGCTCGTCCTCCTTATGTTTTAACTTTTGCTGGTGTTCTTGTTCTTTCTGGGTAAGGGCTTGTTTTGTTGTGGCTTCCTTGATTGCTAGACCTTGTTGTGCTTGAGCTCCTTGTATTTGATTTTGTTGTTCTGCACCTTGTTGTTGGGCCTGCATTTGACCTGCTTGAGATTGCTGTTGCTGTTGCATCATCTGTTGCTGGGCTTGCTGGACTTTCTGGGCTATCTCTGGGAAGTTAATCTGCATATAAGTCATTTTATCTACCATCCAAAGTGTTGCCTGTTCGGCAGCGGCTTCGGCATCTGGGAAGTTTAATCTTGTGAAGAGGGTCTTAGGGTCTAGTATTCCGAGTTGGAATAACTCTTTAGCTTCAGCGGCGATACTAACCTCATCTTTAGGTTGCATTGAGTTGGCGGCCACCGAGACTACCAAGTGTCTGCCGAGGTCTTGAGAAGACAGAGTGATGTACTCCACGGCTTTCATCTGGCCCATAATTGTTGCAAAGTGCTTGTCGTTGTAATAAACGTAATAGAGTTGTGTCCACCAGTTAAAGACATTATCGGCGAATTGCTCAATAGCATCGTTAATACCTCCAGCTATGCGTGAAGAATCGTGTTGCTCGTTCGCTACAATGCCCGTGGCGAGGTTATTTGGCTCTGGTGGGGTAGCGGTCAAGCCAAGTGTACCAAAGATGCTTCTGAGGTCATTTTTAGAGACTTCGAGTTCATCAAAGAAAGCCGGTGCAAGTCCTTCTGCTGGTAGGGTGTGGATAGCGTCTGCAATAGGACCTCCAGACGGTACAAGTATCGGGTGGCCCTTAGCCATACCAGATGAAGCTTGTTTAGCTGTTTCCTGTGTGAAGTTGTTCTCTGAGAATACGGTTGAGTTGTTGGCACGTGAAAGGTTGTAATCTATTTGCTCTGTTCGGCGTGATACACGTCTCTGGTTAGGAATGTTCTGTTCAATGAGTCCTGTGACATCGTGAGGTTGCTCTCCTAGTGAGAATACGGATAGGAAAGTATACGGCTTCATCGGTTTAGCGAAGTGGTTCTTGCCTTCCTCTCCAGGTGTCTCGTTGCCTTCTTCATCTACTTCAGACTTCTTACCGTAGTTAAAGTGTGGGTTCTTGTTTTTATCGAGAATCTTATTCTTGAATGTGTAGAAACAATACTCATCAGTCCACCACTCTGTATAGGTGACTTCTGTACCCATCTTGCCTTCACACATAATTGTGACGTACGCCTTGTGTTTAGGGAATAGTTCTATGAGTTCATTGGCCGTGACAGTAATGCGTTCTCCAAGTGGGCCTTGATAGTGACCGTATGGGTCAATGAATCCCTCTGGGTCAAAGATAAAGTTGCGTGGGTCTCTAACGCTTGAAGTAATCTCTTGAATATCATTATCCCAGCCGTGCTTCATTATTCCGAGGAAGTAGATTGACCAGTGACGAACTACAAGTGAAAGCTTACGGCGCAATACTAGGGTATCGGCGTGATACTGGAGCATTGTCTTAACGTCATTTGAAATCTTATCTCCTTCCTCTGTGTTGTCACAAAATACTACTGGTGTTGGGTTCTTAGATAGGGCGGCAGGTAGGAATGTTTCCTCAGCTTCAAAAAGAAGGTTAGCGGCAATCGGCTGGCCATCTGTTGTGGCCCATTGGCTTCCTTCTTTTTGTCTTCCGAGGTAATAGGTTTTGTTTGCTTCTTGGCGTTTCTTTATTGCTGTCTCATAAGGTGCATAGTTGAGAGTCCACTTCTTTGCAAGGTTAAGTAACTCGGAGTCATCGAGTTTGAGCGTGAGTTCATCTTCATATTCACCATCAATTCCTTCCACTTGGTTAGAAGCACCCATAACAATCTTATTCATCTTGCTTCCGACTAGCTGTTGGACGCCTGAAATATTTAGTTCTACTGGGTCAGTTATAGACATATGTTTTTATTCCATCTAGCTTTACATAAATAAGTATCTGTTTTCTTGTGGCACTCAATACAAAGTGTTCTGCCGTTGTCTATCGCAAAACGTAACTCAGGATAATCACAAAATGGTTTTATGTGGTCTGCATTTAATTTTCCACCCACTTTTCCACACCATACACATGTCCAGTTATCTCTCTTAAACACTGATTCTCTCCATAAACGATATTCAAAAGAACTTCTTATTTTCATTCCCTCGCTTGTAGTTCCACCTTTCCAGAAGATACATTTACTACCTTTTCTAGCTTCGCTCATTTTCTTTCTGGTCTCAAAACTAAAAACTTGTTTAGCTCTCTTTTCCTTTATCTTTGCCTTAACTTCATCTGTATGAGTTACGCCTTTGTTCCAAGGCGTCGGCATTACACCTTTTTTGTCTTTGTTCCATGGAATGTTTCCTTTGTGTGGTGCCATTGTGTTAAAAGTTTATTGGGTCTTCGATTGACATAGTTTTTATCGATATTTTTTGTCGTTTTCTGTTTTACAGCCAGGACAATAGCTAGACATTCTCTGCTTTTTATTCTTCTTGCAGTTTCGACATATCAAATCTGAGTCACTTCCCAAAACACTGCTCATCCTAGAATTTTTCTTTGAAGATACTATAGCTTTTTCTCTTGGGTTCATTTTGTTTTATATATAAATAAAAATAAGCACCCCTGTGGGTGCCCTTCGCTTGGTTGCGGTTGGAGCCCTGACTTGCGTGCATTATAACACGGTACGTATAAATCGTGCAACTACGTTCTAAACACCTCAAACTTGTCAACTGCTTTTATCCCTCCGTTGTGGTCAAAGTGTATCTTTACGTTACCGTCTTTTATCTGAAATGCCCCGATTGACTCTAACAGTCCTAAAAGGGCATAGTGTTTCTGAAACTGTACGAATTTCTTGGCATCGGCCTCGGTTAGTTGTATAGCAATTAGTTGTTCCATTAGAAGTTTAGAGAATTATCGAATATTCTACCTTGTGGAATGTCTCCTGTAAAGGCTGGCTGTACGACTGTAGCCATTGAAGTTGCGTATTTGTCTAGTCCTACTAAAGCGTACACTGTGGAGTGGGCAAAGTGGTCTGGTCCGTTACGTTCCCACACGTATTCAGCCACGCCTAATCCATTTACCTTCACACTACGGTACATATTACCCCAGTGATTAGCGTATTCTTTCCAGTCTTCGATACTTCCGTTAAGTCTTATGCGCCCCACGTCTCTTAGTTGCTCTACGGTGAGCTGTATCATTCGGTTGCGGTCTACTATGACTGTACCAAACTCATCTCCTTCACCCCATTTGATAACTTGCTTACCTGTCTTGTCTCGTCTGTACCAACATAGAAATACTCTACCTGGATACTTAGCTTGGAGCTTTCTAATACCTATCAAGTCTCCACCTTGGTCACTCACGACTACCGACTTAGGCCAACGTCTTAGGAAGCTCTCTATCGTGTCGTATGGGTCGTAAGTGTCCGAAGGTGGTTTACATTTTCCATAATAGAATATGCCCTGTTTATTTAAGCATACGTAATGAATAGGGAGGCCGGTATCAACTCCGATGATAATACGGTCTTCTTGGTCGTTTACTGCGTCTGTGACATTCTTAAGTACGGTGCTTGGGTCTATCTTGTTATCCGAACCTACGTAGGGAAGTCCTAGTACGTAGTTGTAGAAGTATTGCTTATCTTTATTTTCCCAATCGTCTACTATCTTTTCTGCGCTTATCCACGGGCACATCAGCTGGGAGACGTGATATCCTGAGAAAGCCCCTTTCGAGGTTGGCATCCACTTTCCAGTCCTTCGACAAGTATCGCTTAAGATGCTCTTGCAAAATTGACATACATACTGCTTCTGTCCAATGTCTACATTCTCTGGGAATTTTAGTTGTTGTTCTTTTTGACATGATTGACATATTATAAACCACTCTTTTTTATCTGATAACTGCCACGGTATATCGACACCGAAGCCTGCGAGTGAGGGGTGAGAGAAGTACCAACGTCTGCCATCTGCTTTAGCTTGTAGACGTGTTTCATATTGTTGGATAACTTCTGCGTCTGAAGCGTCCACCTCATCGTGTATATTTAGGTCTGAGGACACCATCATGGCTTGCTTATTAGAGTAAGTACCACGATAGTAAATTATGCTATCTCCAATAGACTTCTGTTCTACTGTGTCGTGCTCTTTTACCCACTCACCCAATACTGGATTCTGGGCTACAATACGGTTAATCTTTCCTCCTGCCATATCACTAACGTCTCCTTGTGTTGGTAGGGTATTACCTGTTAAATAAAATCTTCCACTTCTCATTGCGAAGAAGTTTCCATTTTTAACTCTAGGACACCAAATACGCCCACTCCAGTCTTTATGTATTTTAGGATTAAGTTCCCGACAATAAACTTTATTAAACTGAGTAAATCTTATTGTATAGCAACAATGTGGGCTTCCCTTATAAGGTTTAACTATACTTGGGACTAATCCTGCTATAGAGCCAATCATAGCAATAACTTCTACACTTTTATGATTCTTTTGTGTTATTGCCATTGTCCCAGAATTATCCATCCAACCATCACCTTTTACAAAGGCCTCACAAAATAGATATGCCTGATTAGGTGTCAATTTCATTGCAAACTCAAAAGTTGGAATCTTATCAGGGAAATCTGTCTTTATTTGTTTGCCTAAATCAAATGCAAATCTAAAGTTGATACAATTATTATATTTATTAAAGTATTCTTTCCATTTTACACCATTTAGTTTAAGACATGACCTTATTTCTTCACATCTATGAGGATTGTGGGTAACAGACTGAGAAAGGATAATTGACCAGTCTGACTTTCCTTTTTGTTTACAATAATACCCTTCTGAAAATACCCAAGCTAGTAATTCCACATACTCGTTTGAATATATCTTACCAGTATCAGGTAAACTTGCTACTTTAGGAATAAAGGTCTCCTTCTTTGTTAATTCATTTGTTTCTACTACAGAAAACTTGCCTTTTACATCATACACATACCAACGATGATTTGAAGTAACAAAAGCATTAAAGTTTCTAGCATTAAACTCATACATATCAGTAACTACATCATTTACAAACAACTCATCAATAGACTGCCATTCAGATATTCCCGTTTCTATATTGTGAGTTAACAGCTTATCATTTGGACTTATTTCATTATAGTACTTAAATCCATTATTAGTTAGAGCCTTTGTTTCAGTATCTACACAATAGATGATGTCCCACTTCTTATAACGTGCGCAGTGAAAAGATTTAATAATCTCTGCTACAGTTGCACCAATCTGCGGTGCTTTCAACATCACTTGTAAAGGGCTCATATCATTATAGAAGTCCATCATGAAGTAATGGTCTTTGAACTCTATAGGTAAGCCAGCCTCATTCTTAATCTTGTGTGCTTCCACCCATAGTGTCGGAGTCAATTCTATTATCTCCTTCGCTAATTGTTCTGCGCTTTTGTTCATCTATAAATGATTGTGCCAATAATGCTTGTTCTCCTGTAAGGGAGATTTCAACATGTTGGCTTTTAACCTCGCTTGTACTCTTTGGACTACCTTCTAGCATTGTCCACATAAGCTCCCTATTTTCTTTCACAAAGTGTTTAACTATCTCTTGGACTTCTTCTGGATTAGCCTCTAAGTGTTTACGTATCTCGTCCTTTATTGAAATAGAGCCCTTTGGTCTTCCGTTAGGGTTTGCTGTTTGCCCAGGTAATAATCTTCCTTTCTCATCCCTCTTGGGCTTGTATTCGCTAGTATTATCAAGATTTTCATCCATTGATTAATTGGTCTTTAAGTGTTTCTTTAATCCCTCTATAGCACTTATTACATATCTCTACTTTGTTTGTTATCTTACCTACTTGTTTAACATTATAGCTACGCTTTTCTATATAGAGGCGGCAGATATGGCATGCGTTGCATTTTGAGAACAGCTTCATTTCTTTAACGTAATTATCTTACGAGTTGTAAGGACTGTTGAGGCTACTGATAGGGCGTTAGTTATGGCATTTTTAACGACTACAGCTGGGTCTTGGACATTTACACCTAGTGTTGTTTCTTCCATGTTATCTAGTATCTGAGCGGCTGGGAATTGAAGGGCTTTAGCTAGTATCTTTCCACCAATAGTATCTGGGTTTATTTCACATCTAACTAAGGAGATACCTGCTCCTGGTACAACTCCTCCAGTAAGAGCTAAGTAACTAGCGTTTCTGGCGTCTAGGGCTTTACCACGTATATATGATAGTTCTGATTCGCTGTTAGC